TCTTTAAGAAGAAGCACCCGGACGCTATGTTGTATCTTCACACCGAACCGCTTTCTAAAGGTGTTGGGTGGAACCTTCTTAGCCTTCTTCAATCGCTAGGAATAGAGAAAGAAGACGTAGCATTCCCAAACCCGGTTAGCTACAAATACGGAATACCGCAAGAACACCTAGCCGCCTACTATACGGGAATGGACGTTCTTCTAGCAACGTCCTACGGAGAAGGATTCGGAATTCCAACTATTGAAGCACAAGCAACGGGAACCCGAGTAATCGGTTCAGATTGGGCAGCGACTCCGGACTTAGTGGCAGAAGATTCTTGGGTAGTTTCTGGTCAGCCGTCTTGGGACTCCGGGCAGGACGCTTGGTGGCAAATTCCAAACGTTCCGTCAATAGTCGCCGCTCTCGAAGACGCCTACAAGCAAGGCAAAGGCCGTTCTCAGGTAGCTATCGACTTTGCTAAACAGTTTGACGTGGAAACGGTTTGGTCTAAGTATTGGCTCCCGATTCTACGGGATACGTTCGCAAAATGATTCCAGTTCTAGGCTTTGCCGTTTACAGTCAGTTCCACAAAGCCGATAGATTACTAGAGTCGATAGATTACCCGGTCAAGCATTTAGTAATCGTAGATAACTCAGGGCTTCAGACTTGGGAGCCGAAGAAGCCGGAGTCAGTCGAACACTTCTTCGTCCTTCGTATCCCTTACGGACTTGGCCTAGTCGGTGCTTGGAATCTAATAATCAAATCGACACCTTACGCGCCTTACTGGGTTTTGATAAATGACGACGCTTGGTTTGAACGCGGGGCATTAGAAATAATCGCTCGGGAAGCAGACCCGGAAGCTCTAAACTTCGTAAACATTATTCCGCTATGGTCTTGTCTTGTTTTTGGAGAAGGGGCAATAGCTAAAGCCGGACTCTATGACGAACGCTTCTATCCGTTGTATTTTGACGACAACGACTTACACCGAAGAATGATGAAAGCAGAAGTAAAAGAAAATCACATAGACGCAAAGATTCACCACGAAAACTCTTCCAGTATGAGCGGAAAGAATGAAGAGAATAATCGAACCTACGGAGCTAACAGCAACCTATTCAACAAGAAGGTAGCCGAAGAAGACTTCTCTCCGGGCTACTGGGACTTGACGATAAGAAGGGCTAACCGTTGGGACTAAAACTTTACACCGGGGGAACGTTCGACCTATTCCATTCCGGCCACGCTAATTTTCTAAGGGTATGCGCAGAGATAAGCAATACGGTGGTGGTATCTCTAAACACCGACGAATTCATAGAAGCCTATAAAGGGAAGCCGCCGATAATCAGCTACCAAGACCGATACGAAGTTCTAATGGCTTGTAAATACGTAGACTCGGTTATTCCTAATTCTGGAGGCGCGGATAGCAAACCAGCTATTCAGGAAGTAAACCCGGACATTATCGCTATTGGTTCAGATTGGGCAAGGAAGGACTATTGCGCACAAATGGGCTTTAGCCAAGACTGGCTAGACGACCGAAATATCTCTCTAATCTACATTCCCTATACGGCTGGGATTAGCTCGACCGCGATAAAAGCCCGACTAGTAAGATAGAAGAGAACAAAGGAAAATAATTTGGCAATCGTAAATGGGTATTGTTCTTTAGCAGAAGTAAAAGCTTCGGCACGGATTACAGACAACGTAGACGACGCACTACTAGAGCTAGCCGTTGAATCAGCTTCCCGGCTGGTCGATAGTTATACGCAGCGGTATTTCTATAACGCTGGAACAGCAACCCGGCTATTCGTTCCGCAGGATTCTTACGTTACTGAAATGGACGACCTAGTAACTCTGACCACTCTCCAGACTTCCGACGGCGACGACTTCGGGACAACTTGGGCCGCTAAGGATTATCAGCTAGAGCCGTTGAATGGCGTAGTAGACGGTCTTACAGGACACCCAGCAACCCGTATACGGGCCGTAGACGACTTCTTGTTCAACGTCCTAGACGGAGAAGCAACTGTAAGAATTGTCGGAGTATGGGGCTGGTCAGCCGTTCCAGTAGCCGTCAAGCAAGCGACCGTCATTCAAGCCGCAAGAATCTTCAAGCGCAACGATTCCCCGCTTGGAATCGCGGGCTTCGGCGAAATGGGAGCGGTCAGGGTTGGCGTTCAACTTGACCCGGACGTAAAGCACCTTATCGACGTTTACAGAAAAGTTAGATTCGCCTAATGGCTTCAATTACCGACCTGCGCGCCGGACTAGCTACCCGACTAGCTACTATCTCCGGGCTTAGAACTACCACCGAAACCCCGGACACAATTAGCCCGCCTATCGCAATTATCAACGTGGCAAACGTGAACTACGACCGAGCCTTCCAGCGTGGACTAGACGAATACAACTTCGTTATTACCGTAATCGTTGGTCGTGTCGGAGAGCGTTCAGCGCAAAGGCTTCTCGATTCTTACGTTAGCCCGGTAGCTCCGTCTTCGGTGAAGCTGGCTATAGAATTAGATAGGACACTCGGCGGGAAATGTGATTCTCTCCGGGTTACTGATATGCGAAATTACGGCTCCCTTGTAATCGGAGAAGTTACCTACCTAGCTGCCGAATTCAACGTCGTAGTTTACGCACAATAAAACCGCTAGGAAAACAGGAGAAACAAAATGGCAAAATATGTAGTTACAGCTACAACAGTAAAAATCGGAGCGACTAACGTTTCCGCTAACTGCGCTTCGGCAACACTTGAACTAACATCAGCAGACATAGACGTAACCGACTTCAGTTCCGCAGGATACACGAAACTAATTGGCGGCCTAAAGTCCGGAACCGTAACACTAGACTTCCACAGCGATTACGGAGTGGGCGGAATCAACACCATTCTTAACCCGCTACTTGGAACAATCGCAACCGTTACTCTAGTTCCAAATGGAACCGTAGTATCATCTACCAACCCAATCTGGACAGCGCCAGTTCTAATCAACAGCGTTAGCCCAATCGCAGGGGCCGTGGGCGATTTAAGTTCGTTTTCTGTGTCGTTTCCTACTTCAGGGGAAGTAAGCTTCGCCACCGCTGGAACGGTCTAAGAAAATGAAACTTACCCTACGCATTGAGTTCGCAGACGGAACACATAAAGACATTCTTGTATCAGCTCCCGATATGGTGGCGTTCGAGGATAAGTACAACGTTTCAATAGCGAAACTAGACGAACCGAAAATGAGCTGGTTGTTATTCCTTGCTTGGCATTCTGAGAAGCGTAGGAAGCAAACAGACAAAGAATATGAAACTTGGTTAGAGCTAGTGGACGGTATTGGAGCAACAGAAGACCCAAAAGTTCCAGAATAGAAGGATTGGGCGATAGCTCCGCTCATTGGTTTATAGCTTCCCTAGCGGTCGAGTCAGGTATTCCTCCAAGTGTTTTATTGGAGCAGTCCGACCGAATGCTATGGACAATGAATCGGTGGCTAGTCGCTAAGAACCTTCCGCGGTAGATGAAGCCCTTGCTAACGCAGGGGCTTCTCTATTTCGCTTTCGGTAGAATAGACAAGAGGTGAGTATGATAGGCATTAGATTAGACGTTCAAGGCGTCCAAGATACTATCCAGCTTCTTCGCAGAGCGCAGCCCGAAGCACTTGCTCAACTTCGCAGGGATATAAAAAACGACCCGGGGCTAAACGCGGTGGCTTCTTCTATTCGCTCAGAGATTCCGCCAGTCGCTCCGCTTTCTGGAATGATGAATCACAACGGAAGAACCCAGTATCGAATTCCTAAAGTCGCGCCAGTATTCAAAGCGCCGCGTCAAAATCTAAGAGGTAATGAATCTTCTTTGGTTACGATAGTTACCACTCCACCAGCGGACGGAGTTGGTTTCGAGATTGTCGATATGGCAGGTCGAGGAAGTCGCGGTAGAAGCGCACGGGGCCGGGCTATGATTGACAACCTTTCGAAGAAGGCTTCCCGCTACGTCTACCCGGGCTTCGAAAAGAAACAAGAGGGTATCGAAGAAGGCGTGAAAAGGATTCTTGATAACTACTCCGCTAAAGTAAACGTGAAACTAAAGGTTAGATAATGGCAGTCAGAATACCGATTATTACCGTCTTTGATTCTAAAGGACTAAAGGCGGCTCAATATCAGCTAAACAAGGTTCGCGGAAACTTCCAGAATCTAGGCAGAAACGCAGCCATAGCTGGAGCGGCAGTCGCCGCGTTCGGAGCGGTTATAGTTACTTCCGCTAAAGCCCTATCACGGATTCAGACAATAAACGCGCAGACTAACGCAGTTCTAAAGTCTATGGGAACTACCGCTAATGGTAGTGCGAAGGATATTGAGAATCTAGCCGGACGACTAGAAGTTCTTACAGCTACCGAAGCAGAAACAATTCAGCAGGGCGCAAACCTTCTTCTAACCTTCGGAAATATTCAGAATCAAGTCGGCAAAAATAACGATATCTTCGACCGAGCAGTAGCGGTATCAGTAGACCTAGCCCGGGCTATGGGAACCGACGCAAGCGGAGAAGCTATCCGTCTTGGTAAAGCTTTGAATGACCCGGTGAAAGGTATAGCGGCACTTACCCGCGTTGGAGTTTCTTTTACTCAGCAACAGAAAGACCAAATCAAGTCGCTACAAGAATCAGGCGACCTTCTCGGAGCGCAGAAGATTATTCTTGCGGAGCTACAAGCGCAGTTCGGCGGTTCCGGTGCGGCTTATGCGAAAACATTCGCCGGACAGATTGACCTTCTAAATCACGAACTCGGAGCATTAGGCGAAGAAGCAACCCTAGTAGTAATGCCCGCACTTCAAGAATTAGTTACAGCGTTTAGAGATATCGCGCCAGAAGCGGGAGAGAAACTAAAGACAGCTCTCGGAGCCGTAGACTGGGCAGCCTTTTCTAAGACTATTGCCGATACGGTTGTATTCTTTGTTCAAAATGCGGACGCAATTTTTAAGACCGTCGTCGCTATCTTCGCATTGAATACCGCTTACAACATTATGAAAGTAACGATTGGAATTACAAACGGAATAATCGCTTTCACTAACGTTCTTCTTGCGGGAACTACAACTGCCGCGGGAATTGCTACCGGGGCATTGACAGTTCTTCGAACAGCTCTAATGCTTTCCGGAATCGGTGCGGTAATTCTTGCGCTGGGCTTCGTCGTTACTGGAATTATGAATGGCGGAACGGCAGCTACAAACGCAACTCCGCAACTAAATACTTACGGTGGAGCATTACGCAAAACAGGAAAAGACGCAGAATGGGCGGCCGGAAAATACGGGATAGCAACAACAGCAGCCCAGAATCTAGCAGCAGCCGCAGCTAACCTTCCAATTCCGGGAAGAACAGCCGCTACTTCCAGACCAAGCAGGGGTGGAACTAGAGCGCGCCCGCCAGTAGTTATCAAGCCGCCAGTTCTTCCAAAAGTTAGTTCGGGAATAGATAAAGAAGCCGAAAAAGAAAAAAGGCAACTTCAAAAGCGTAAAGACGCCTACAAAGCTTTCGCTGAATCAGTAAAACAAACCTTCGGGCAAATCAAGGATTCAATTCTGAGTAGCTTCAACCTTCCTAGTCTTGGAAATTCCGTGAACTCGATTACCCGGAATATGAGAAAGCTTCTAGACCAGACTAGAACTTTCGCAAGTAATATCGGGCAGCTCTCCGGGCTAGGGCTAAACCCGGCACTACTTCAGCAGATTATTCAGGCTGGGCCTATGGCGGGTGGACAACTAGCCGCAGCAATCGTGGCGGGAGGAAGCTCTTTCGTTTCTCAGCTAAACGAAGGCTTCGGAGAGTTCGGCGGTCTAGCTTCTCAAATTGCCGGAATCGGCGTCGCCTCACAATTTGGAACACAAAACGTAGTGAACAATTACAACATAGAAGTTAGAGGCGGATTAGATTCTGGGCCTTCTATTGGTCGCGCTATCGTTCGAGCCATTAGAGAATATGAACGTGCTTCCGGTACAGGTCGGACTGCGTAATTGGGAATCAAGGTTGAGTTCGGATTCTACAAAGGCGACGACGGACAAGTTCAGTTCAACGATATTACTAGCGACGTATCTTCTATTTCGACTAGCCGGGGTAAAGACCCGAACCAAGATACTTTCAACGCTGCTACCTGCTCCGTTCGTCTAAACAATGAATCGAGAAACTATGACCCGGATTACCCTTCTAGTCCTTATCAGGGCCAGATAGTTCCGACTGGCTCTTTGCGCGTAAGCGTGGACGACGAACCAGCGTTTACGGGATTTATTACAGACTGGAACTTTGACTATTCTCCTAGCGGTGAATCTATTGCGGAAATAATAGCTGCGGACGCTTTCTGGAATCTGAACAATCAAACGCTAGTGGGATACGAACCAACGGAACAACTTTCCAGCGAACGAATTCTTGCGGTATTACTTAGACCTGAAGCGGGCGGTAGCGCAGTCTGGAGCGCAAGCAATCGAGTTATCTCGGAAGGCGTAGCCACGGTTGGGGATTACAGCGTCGCAGACGGAACGAACATTCTTAGCTATCTCCAAGAAGTAGAAGCGTCCGAACCCGGAAGACTCTTTATAGACAAGCGCGGACGACTTGTATTTAGAAGCAGAAATAATGACCTATCGAACCCAAGCTTTGAATACGTTCGGGATAATCTATCGACCAACCCAAGTCTAGAGAGCAACACTAACGGCTGGATTGGCACACCAAAAGACCCGGAGAATCCAGCGGCTAACCCGATTGAGAGAAGCGATACACTAGCCGCTTATAGCGGGGAATATTACTTAGTAACTAATGACGCTATCGCTAGTTCAGAATTTGATTCAGTCCCGAACACTACTTACACCGTTTCCTGCTATGCGCAATCCGCAATCAGCGGCGGTAATCAAGTATCCATAAGCGCGGACAGCACCGGAACCCCTTCTAGCACTATTACGGCTCCGCAAAGTGCGTGGGAAAGAATGAGCCTGAGCTTCGTTGCTACTGGAAACAAAACAAAGGTAAGCGTATCCGCCGCAGGTTCAGCCGTTGGATTATTTGACGGATTCTTATTTGAAGAAACTCCAATAGTGGACGCGTACTTCGACGGGGATAACGACCCGGTTTACAATACGAGCGACCCGGACGCTCCAGACTACCAGCCCGAAAGAGCGTTTGAAACTTACGTTACGGAATGGATTGGTGCGGAATGAGTTTCGGAACTGCTACAAATGGCGCGGTATCCGATACCGACCCGTTCAACGGTTTTAGGCCGCCTTACAAAATTGCTCAGAAGGTTACGTTTCCAAATATCACCGGAAGGGACGCACCGGGTAAAACAGGTTCAGCGGCGAAACCTGCTCTCGTTTCTGGAATTGCTCTTCGGGTATCAGGATACGGCGGCGATACAGCAACGACTAGATACGGGCTATTCAGTAGCACCGGAACAAGTCCAAACTATTCTGACTTATTTACGCTTCCGACAAATGACACTCCACCGCTTACGAGCAGGAATCTAACAACTTCTCGAACGGTATTCTCGTCCGTTGAATATTACGTCGGGTTCACAAAGACAAGCACGGCCCGCTATACGTGGGGAGTTGATTTAGGGTTTACCGACGCTATCAAACAAGACAACACTAATTCCGGGGCTACTTCTAATTTCAAAGATGACGGACTAATCAGCCCGGGCGGTTCTAACGGTTCGCTTATCTACCAACTGCTATATGACGTGCTTCCAACAGCTCCAACTTCTTTAGCTGGTTCGGTTTCAAGTAATGATATTTCGCTTACTTGGGGAACTGTTAGCTCAACAGGTGGACAGGCAATCACCGGATACAGAATACAACGCTCCGACAATGATTCAACTTGGACAACCATAGTAGAAAACACGGCTTCTACCGCTACTACCTACACGGATACCGGGCTAACTTTCGCGCAGACTTACTATTACAGAGTCGCGGCCATAAACGCAGTAGCAACTTCAGCGGGCGCAGATTATTCTGGCCCTTATACCGCAAGCATTAGCCAAGCAGTTCCGAACGCTGGAGCAGCAAGCCGTCCGAGCCGTGTTACCGCTACGGTTGCCAATCCGGAACCGTCAGCATTAGTCTTCACCGACTCCGGCCCGGGCATTACATTCAGCGCAATAAACGTTCAGTATGGTTCCGAATATCTTTTTACGGAAATTGAAGCAAGCACCCAAGACAGCTTCGCAGTAATTCAAACAGCCAGCGCACCCGGTTCCACGCAAATCTACGGCCTTCGTTCCCTTAGTGTTAGCGGGCTACTAAATAGCACGGACGCCGGGGCTTTAGAAGTGGCTAGGGACTTACTTACCTACTACTACGAACCGGAACTAAGAGTCGAGTCCATTCTTGTAAACCTTATGCGACTTACGCCGGAAGATAAGCAGAAAGTTCTTCAGCTAGATATTGACAGCTACATATCCGTAACCTTTACGCCTAATCAGATAGGCGACCCCAAAATAACGTCCGGCTTAGTAACAGGAATAAGCCATAACATTACACCTACCACGCACGAAGTAGAATTGAACCTAAGAACCGAACGGAACTTGTTCACGCTAAACAGCGAGAGCAAGGGAATTCTCGACGAAGATATACTAGGCCCATAGTTAGGAAATTATGCCAATCAAAGTATTTGAGCCATTCACACGGCTAGAC